TGGAAGTGTTGAACATCTTCTTGCAGCAGGTCATATTGTATCCGCAAATGCAGTAAAAGTAACACCAGTAGTACCACAAGCAACACAGCAGGAAACAAAATTTCCTGTTTTTAACTCAGTAAATAACGAACAAGGAGAAAATAACAATGGCTAGAATAGTATTAACAAATGTGGAAGTAAAACTTGGCGCAGTTGATCTCAGCGATCATGTTGCTTCAGTAACACTTTCTTCAACATATGATGTTATTGAGACAACTGCATTCGCAGGCGGAAATGTTCCAGCAGCAGCAAAGACAAGACAAGCAGGACTTGTTGATAACTCAGTTACTCTTGAATTCCATCAAGACTTCGCAGCAGGCGAAGTAGAAGCAACAGTCTATCCACTTTTGGGTGGAACAGTTGCTATGACTGTAAAGCCTAACACATCTGCACCAGATGCAGTAGATAACCCTCGCTATGATTTTACAGCGTTGGTTTCAGAGTGGACACCATTAAATGGTGCAGTTGGCGAATTAGCAACTGCTTCTGTTACATGGCCAATCACAGGTGCAATCGTTAAGGATGTAACTCCTTAATCATGGCAAAAATAGTTCTAACTAACGCATATGTTGTATTTGAAGGTACCTATGATTTTAGTGACCATATTTCAAGTATAACAATAAGCACTGTGCATGATGTTTTAGATGTGACTCCAGTTCAGTCTGGAATCATTTATAAAGAGGTCATTGCAGGTGTTGGAACTAACTCAGTTTCTTTTGAGTTCTATCAAGATTTTGCTAATAACTCTGTAGAAGAGTTTTTTGGTGGCGTACCTCCGTACTCCTCAGAGCCAAATCGTGTAGGAACAAAAGTTTCATGTGTAGTAAGACCAATAAATACAGTAAAGTCTGCTACAAATCCAGAATATCAGTTTGAAGCGTTAGTAACTGAATGGACTCCAATAAATGCAAGCGTTGGATCATTAAGTACTATCACGGTGAACTGGCCTATCTCTGGAGAAATAATAAAAGACATAACTCCATAATACAAACTATACCTTGAAAGGGGAATCAAAATGGATGGATTAAGTATAAAAGTAAAGACTAGCGATGGCGTAGAAGGAGTATATCCTTTGCGTCCAAAGACTCTTGTTGCTTTTGAACAAAAGTTTAACAAGGGTTTTGCTAAGTTGCTTACAGAAGATCAGAAGATGGAACACATCTACTTTTTGGCTTGGGGAGCCATGAAGGATGCTGGAAAGACTGTAAAGCCTTTTGGAGAAGCCTTCTTAGATACACTTGATAGTGTAGAACTAGAGTCAGACCCAAATTCAGAGTCCACAGAAACAGCCTAACCTATACGGTAGCAATGATTTCTGTGGAGACAGGCATATCTCCAGTAGATTTGCTTGAGGCACCAGATGGTGTCCTTGAGTCAATCGTTATTTATCTCAAAGAACGATCAAAGGAAGCGAGCAGGTAATGAGTAAAGATGTAGTAGTGTTAACTGGAGTAAAGGAGACACTACAAGCATTGGAAAAGTTTGACAAAGATGCAGTTAAGAGTTTTAATAAGATTATTAATTCTGAACTGAGAAATGCTAAAAAAGAAGCACAAGGATTTGTCAAAGCAGACGCACCACTAAGTGGATGGTCTACTCAACCTGCTCGCAACCCTCGTTCTCGTGGTGGTGCTGGATGGCCTGCATGGGACCAGAGTGTTATCAAGGCAGGAATTTCATCTTCAAAGGCTGAGGGTAAAGTACGAAGAGACTATACTACATCAGCAGGAGCATTAAAGAACAGATCTGCAGCAGGTGTAATCTATGAATTAGCAGGTAGATCAAATAGAGGAACTGGTACATTTATCAGCAACCTTGAGAAGAAAGAATCACAGGCTTCTCGTTTAGTATGGAAGTCAGTAGATAAGAATAAAGATAGAATTGTTAACAATGTTGAGAAAGCCTTCAACCAAGTTAAATCACAGTTACAAAGCAATCTAGAAAAGGAGCGTGGCTAATATGGCAGTAGGTGCAGTAGTAGCACGAATCCTGACCCAGTATTCTGACAAGGGTTCTAAAGAGGCTCAAAAGGACATAGCCAAACTCCAAAAGAAGATTGATGCATTTGGCAAGAAAGCATTAAGAAACTTTGCAGTAGCAGGTGCTGCTGCAGGAGCATTTGCAGTTAAAATTGGTGTAGATGCTGTAAAGGGTGCAGTAGCAGATGAAAAAGCACAGACTGCTCTAGCACTAACAATTCGCAATACAACTGCAGCAACAGAAGAAGCCATTGCTGCAAATAGTAAATTTTTAGATTCTCTTGAACTACAGGTTGCAGTTGATAATGATGAACTTATGCCAGCACTGCAAAGACTGGTGACTGCAACAGGAGATCTCACACAAGCCCAGAACCTTTTGGTTCTTTCTACAGATATTGCAGTTTTAGCAGGAAAAGATTTAGGAACTGTTTCAGCAGCAATTTCCAAAGCAATAAACGGACAATTTGGTGCACTTACAAAATTAGGACTACCTATTGATGAAGTTGCTCTTAAGCAAAAAGATCTTAATAAGATATTAACTGATTATGCCAAAATAAGCAAGGGAGCAGCATATGCAGCAGCCAATACAACTGCTGGTAGACTAAAAGTATTAGCATTATCTTACAATCAGGTAATAGATAAACTAGGATATATTTTACTTCCATATATCTTAGATTTTGTTGACTATCTAACAGGCCCAGGTGGTCTAATTGAGGCTCTTGATGAGTGGATATATAAGAATGAAAAAGAACTACAAGAAAGCCTCAAGGGTGTTTCATCAGTAGTTAAACTATTAATAGATAATGGCGACAATCTAACAAGCCTATTAACTGTTCTAGTAAGCATTTCTTCATTTTTAAATACTTCTATTCTTGGTCTTATTAAATGGGGTGAGGTATTCTTTATTGCTGGTGCTGCTACTTTTATTTTCAGAACACTTAGCAAAACACTTGGTGGCCTTGGTTTTGAAATTGTTAAAAATGGTAAACGATTTGATGTTATGACTAAAAAGGCTGCTGCTGCAGCAAGAGAAGCAGCCAAAGTTGGTAAGGGCTTTCCAGTGGCTGGAGCAACAAAGTCTACGAGCCTTGTTACTAAAGGCTTAGATTTAATTAAGGGCAGAGTAGGAATAATCTTAAAGGGTCTTGCTCTTATTGGTGCTCTTTATGGCATTGTAAAAACAGTGACTGGACCAAGCGATACTGAGTTGCTTGCACAGATGAACGCACAAATAAAGAAAGATTTTGAAGCAAAAAAGGCTGCAGAAGAACAAGCAAGACTAGATAAAATTATTGCTGCTAATGATTTAAAGTTTCAAATAGCACAAGATAAAGCAGCAGCAGAGGCTGCAAGAAAGCAAGCAATAAGAGATGCCCTAGAATTAAAGGCACAAAAACTACTTGCAGCACAGAAAAAGAAGATAAAAGATCTTGGTGTCAAGGGTACTGTAGATGAAGAAGATCCTAAGCAATTAAATGCAGCAATTGCTCTTTTAGAAAGACAAAAGAATATCAATGCTATTGATAAGGCAAGACTTGAAAGAATGAAGGAAGAAGTTCTTCTTCTCAAGGTTAGAAATGACTTGGCTTCAAGATACGATGACATTCTCAAGGCATTAGCAGATAACAAGATAACTACACAAGAAGTACAGATTCTTGCCCTCAAGTGGGGTGTGGCTACTGAAGCAGTAGATGCATACTTGCTACAACTAAAGGTTATTGAAGATGGCACAATCTCAGATGATGAAGTCATTGCCCTTGCTAAGTCTTGGGGTAGCACTCAGGCTCAAGCAGCACAGTATCTTGATTTCTTCCAGGCATTAAATGACGGTATCTTAAGCGATGCTGAAATTGAGAAACTTAAGGCTAAGTGGAGTTTAACTGAAGATCAAGTACGCATGTACGCTGATTTTGTTGGCATAGTCAATGACGGTAAGTTAACTGATGCTGAAATTATTAAGATTCAAGAGAAGTGGAAGTTAACCACTGATCAAGTAGTTGAATACATTAAGAAGATTGGTTCTCCAGTTTCTTATTCAGGTAGCCTAATTGATCCTGCCAGAGCAGCAGAAATTGGATGGCTAAGTGCTACAGCAGCATTAGAAAGATATTTAGCACTTCTTAAGGCTGGCACTGGGACTGTAGTTGTTCCTCCAACAGTAGTTCCTCCAGTAGTAGTTCCTCCAGTAGTAACTCCTCAAGGCCCTTGTGGAACTGCAAGACCTTACTATAACTATTACACAGGTGAGTGCGTAGCAACAGCAGCAGATATCAAGCCTAGAGGATCATCTACTGATTCTTCAGGTCTTGGTGGCAGTAAGACAGACTCAGCAGCGTCAGCAGCAGCAGCAAATGCATACGCAGTTGCAAAAGCAGCAGGAGATACAGCAAAGGCAGCAATCGCTGCAGCAGGAGTTGGTCCAAGTGGACTTGCATCAGCAGAATCTGGAGCAATAGGTGCAGCATCTATAGCAGCCCAACTCAGAGCAGCAGAAGAAGCATTAAGAATCTCATCATCACTAGCAGCATTTAAGGCTAAAGAAGCAGGAGATACAGCAAAGGCAAGGGCTGAGGCAGCAGATCGTGACTATGATGAAAGATTCAGATTCAGGTCTTCAACTATGGATAATGCTAGTAGCATTGTTGGTAGTGGAACGGCTACAAGTTCTCCAACTATTAATATAACTGTACAAGGATCTGTAACATCTGAGCAGGACTTAGTTCAAACAGTCAGAAATGGACTTCTAAGTGCTCAATATAACGGTAACAGCATAACATTGCAGGCGATATAAAATGACTTTACCAGTATTAAAAGTAGAAATTGACTTTGCGTCTGGTCCATCATTTGGATATCCTCTTATTCTTGACAGTGCTGTATTTGGTATTTTAGATACAAATACATTAGGAGATGTACCAGCAGACCTTGTTGATGTTTCAGCCCAGGTATTAAAGTGTTCTACTCGTAGAGGCCGTAACCGTATTCTTTCTAACTTTGAGGCTGGAACTGCGACGGTAACATTAAATGATCCTAATTCAGACTTTAATCCTCAGAATGTATCAGGACCATACTTTGGTAAATTAATTCCATTACGCAAGATAAGAATCTATGCACAAACTGAGTTTGCTGGAGATGTAGTAGAAGTTAATATATTTTCTGGATATATAACATCATACGACACAGGATTTTATGAAGGTACAAATGCAACCTCTACAGTAGTATTACAATGTGTTGATGGCTTTAGACTTCTTAACAATGTTTCTACAGGCTTAAGCCCAATTCCTGGCTGTACAGCAGGTCAGTTATCTGGTACCAGAGTAGACAGTATATTAACTTTTGCTGGTTTTCCAGATTCCATGAGAACTACTAGCCCAGGTAATTCTACAATGCAGGCAGATCCTGGTGGAGACAGATCAATTTTGGCTGCTATTCAAACAGTTGAGCAATCTGAGTTTGGTGCATTCTTTATGCAAAGATCTGGTAAAACACTATTTCTTGATCGTGATGATGTTGCTAAAAGAGCAGATGTGGTGCCAAGAACATATACAGACTTAGGAACACCTGGAACCTTTCCATATGAGTCAATTGACTTTGCTTTTGATGATCAACTTATCTTAAATGATATTACAGTCACAAGATATAACGATGGTATTGGACCTGCACTTCCTCAAACTGTAACAGATCAAGACAGTATTGATAGATTTTTTGTTAAATCAGGACAAAGAAGTAACCTTCTTATTCAGTCAGATCAAGAATCATTAGATCAAGCAAACACACTTCTTGATGCTCGTAAAGACGCAGACCTAAGAATTGACTCAATTACACTAAATCTTAATGCAGACATAAGCGAACTAAATACTCTTGTTAATTTAACATCAGATATTTATAACCTTATTCTAGCAGAAAAGCAAATGCCTGGTGGTAGTTCTATCGTAAGAGAACTATTTATCCAAGGTGTTCAGCAAGACATAAGTCCCTCTAAATGGGTTGTAAAACTGCTAACAGCAGAGCCAATAATCCAGGCCTTTATACTTGATTCACCAAATCAAGGTATACTAGGAGACACAGTTCCACAAAATACCAATGCACTATCATACTAAAGGAGAAAAAAGATGCCAATAGGTAGTCCAAACGCTGGATATCGTCTGTTTACTACAGGTGATGTTCTAACTGCAGCACAGGTTCAATTTAACCTGCAGAATCAATCAATCATGTACTTTGCTAACGCTGCAGCAAGAGACGCTGCCTTGACAGTAGGCGTTGTGCAAGAAGGTATGTTTGCCTATCTTGCTGACACTGATGCTACAACATTTTATAATGGTACCTCTTGGAACTCATTTGGTAGTGGCGATGTGACTGGTCTGACTGCGGGTACAGGAATAACAATTCTAAACCCAACAGGACCTGTACCAACAATTTCTGTATCAGACAATGCATTACTAGTTGCACCTAAAGAGCAAACGCTAACTTCAGCAACTGCTGCTAATGGAGCAATTGATATTGATGCTATGGTGGCTGGTGTTAATATTCGTACCTCCAACGCTACTGCAAACTATCAGTTAAATATTAGAGGCAATGCAGTAACAACACTAGACTCAGTTATGTCTACTGGACAGTCTATAACAATTACTTTTGAGTCACCAAATGGTGCTACAGCATACTATGCAACAGCATTTAATATTGATGGATCTGCAGTAGTTCCTAAATGGCTAGGTGGAACAGCACCTTCTTCAGGAAATATCAATTCAACAGATGTTTATATGTTCCAAATTAGAAAAACAGCAGCAGCAACATTTACAGTTATTGCTTCACAATCTAGATTTGCTTAATATTTAAAAAGGAGAACCGTGAGTCCGTTATTTCGTAACCCAAGTGGTATAGGTGTATTTTTGGCAGCAGTGACTACACCTGCTCCAACTACAACTACTACCACACCTGCACCAACGACTACAACGACAACTCCTGCGCCTACAACTACAACGACAACTCCTGCGCCTACAACTACAACGACAACTCCTGCGCCTACAACTACTACAACTACGCCTGCACCTACAACAACTACTACTACACCAGCACCAACTACTACAACAACTACACCTGCTACAACAACTACAACACCAGGTACTACAACAACTGCAGCACCTACAACTACAACTTCAGGAACAACTACAACTGCTGCTCCAACTACCACAACATCTGGAACTACAACCACTACTACATCAGCAACTACAACAACGACTACATCAGCAACTACTACAACTGCAGGTCCTTCAGGAACAAGATGTACATCTCTTGATATTGCTGTTGGCTGTTGCGTTAGTGCACCATTCGTTGGAGCATGTACTTCTGGATTTGGTTCTGGATCATCATGTACACCAATAATTGACTTCAGCCCAGGATCTGGTTGCTAATGAATATAGAGGAGAAATAATGATAAATGACGACAACATCTATGGTTCTGGCGGAAACGCCATTGTTTGGATAATTGACGGAGAATGTTTGTATGACCTTCCAGTACTTAAAGAGTATGTTGCAATGTTTACAGAGTCTGATGAAGTATTAGATGTATCTGAAGAATATCCAGATCATGACGGTATTACTGTTAGATTTGTTAAAAATAGCGAAGTTGTAGAAGACTTCCAAACATCAGAATATTTTGGTAGTATACTACTAAGTAATCCACAAATTGAGGATCTGGCAAAATATCCATATGGTAAATATGTTATTTCTCCAGACGCAACATTTGATGGTGAAAAGTTTATAATTAAAGATAGAGATCTTTCAGGATATCTTGCTTGGAATGTGGGAAGTCCATATGCTCCAGCAGGCTATTTTGATAATATTTAAAGATATGGAATGGGGAAAAAATGACTAAATCAGCATGGGAAAGATATAAAGAAAAAAATGGAATAACACCATTAGATCTTTTAAATCCACAAACCAAAAAGGTGGATGAAGAACTATCAGAACACAGACTTAGTATATGCAAGGGTTGTCCTGAGTTACTACAACTAACTACTCAATGCAAGAAGTGTGGATGTTTTATGACAGCAAAAACTAAGTATGAGGCTGCCAAATGTCCAATTGGAAAGTGGTAGTATGAAATATCAATACAAAATATCTATGGCCCAAATAGATCCAAACGGACTTTGTAATGTTGGATGCTGGTTTTGCCCTGTAAGATATGCTGAGAACCCTTTGGCACAAAGAACAAATATGCCTATTGAAACATTTGAAAGTATTATTAATCAATTAGTCGCAGGCAGAGGTACATATGTTGCTGATAACTTTGACTTTATTTACACAGCCCACTACAACGAAGTATTACTTTACAAGCACTTCCCAGAAATGCTGGAAGTTTTAAGAAAGAATAAGATCAGAACTATTGTTTTGACTAATGGAACGCCACTAACAAAAGCAAGAACAGACTTAATTAGAGAATACCAAGATGTTGTATACGGCATCTGCTTTAATATTCCTGCATCAGAGCCAGAAGAGTGGGCAAAAGCAACAGGCAAGCCAGTAAAAATGTTTGATAAGTTAATGGAACAAGTAACTTATGCTGTTGAACAACTGCCAGACATGGTTGCAAACAAGGCTATGTCTATCCAGGTAAACGGTATTAACAAGAACTCTCTTGTAGAGTATGGTGGCTGGATTCAGCAACTAAAGGATGCTCCAGAAATGGACATGGATCCCACAACTGGAACACTTGCAACAATGGCTAATGGGTGGAAAGAAAAGTTTCCACACCTTCAGGTATATGAGATGCCATATCTAGTTGACAGAAATGGTCACTTAGATACACATCAGATCATTACTAACAAGGCTGCTATTGAAAGCAAGGAGAAGAAGGGCAAAGAAAGAGTAATTGGCTGTGGCAATGGTAAAGAAGTTGGTGGAAGACCCAATGGATGGCTACATGTTGCTGCTAATGGAGATACTTTTATCTGCTGTAATGACTACGATTTTGAAACGGTATTTGGCAATATCAATGAAAAACCAATTAGTGATATCTGGATGAGTATTGAGCACAAGAGTATGACAGTAAAGTCATTTGAGAATTTCTGTAGAACATGCGTCCATGCGATTTGGGGCGACTAATGGCCAGTATATTTGTACAAATAGCAGCATATAGAGACTTAGAAGTAACACCTACAATTCTAGATGCTATCAACCAGTCCTCTGGAAACCACACAATTAACTTTGGTGTCCACACAGTTTATGTAGATGAGTCAGAGATTAATGTTCCTGATTTGCCTAATGTTAAACATGCAGAAAGCAAGGCACCAGAAAATATCGGTTTAGGAGTAGGTAGAGCATTGGCTCATCAATTCTATGACGGAGAAGACTATTACTTGCAATGTGACTCTCACTCAAGATTTATTGAAGGCTGGGATGAAGTTGCAATACACTCAGTTCTTAACTATCAGATTCAAGGAATTCACAAGCCTTTGCTTACTATGTACCCAGCAAATTACTGGTACCCATCATTGACTGCCAAGTATGTTGAGAAAGACTTTTTGCAAATAGGTCATCTAAGCAACATTAGTTTCCATGAAAATCCTGATCAATTCAGATCAATAAGAATACCACTACAAACAGCAATGGGTCCTCTTAAGGATGAAAACAGATTTGTTAAGTCTGTCTCAGGTGGATCTATATTTACAGTTGGTGGATTCTTGCCATTCAATACAGACATAGCCTTTTATGGTGAAGAGATCTGGTTAGCAGCAAGAGCCTACACACACGGATATGATATGGTTGTTCCAGATGAGCAATACATGTATCATCTATATTACAACCACGACAAGCCTGCAGAGATTAACAAGCGTAAGATTCTTTGGAATGATTACCCTGCTGAGTTTGAGGAGTTAGATAAGGTGTCTAAAGCCTTGATCTACAAGACTCTGACTGAAGGAACTACAGGAGAAATGCTCATGGGAACTCAGAGAACAGTTGCAGACTATGGATTGTTTGCAGGTCTTGATTTTGTAAATGGTGAGATCGTTGACAACTGCTAAGGTAATATTAACAGGCTCTCGTGGGTATGTAGGAACGGCAACCAGAGAACTCCTTGAGGACTCAGGCTATGAGGTAATTGAGGTAGATAAGAAGATAGGCAGAAACACTATCTATCTATTTAGTTATTTGTTTGGTCAAGATCCAATAGGCATAATTCATTTATCAGCCAAGAAATCTATTCCAGAATCTAAGAAGAAACCTTGGGCTTATTACTTCAATAATATACTCTCAACCTTATCTACTGCTATTGTTGCTAAGGTGTCGTCTACACCAGTGGTATTTGCGTCCTCTGCAAGCGTCTATGAGCCTCGTTCAGCCTATGCCAGGTCAAAGATAGTGGAAGAGAAACTATTAGGCCTCATTTGCCCTTCAGTGGCCGTTTTGAGGTACTTCAACATAGTGGGTAAAACAGCCACAGTTCAGGATATTGGATCAACAAATCTATTTGAAATAATTAGACGGCAGCCAGAAATAACAATAAACAGCATTACATCTACCAGAGACTATGTACATGTCTTAGATATAGCCAGAGCAAATGTTATGGCAATGGAACATCTACAAACTAAAGGATCATTTACAACAGATATATTTACTGGAGAATCCAGAACATTACTTGATGTTGTTCATGAATATGGTCAAAACGGACATATAGTACATTACACAGTATTAGGTGCAGAAGATGCATCTACTATCCCTACCTTAGACAATAGACATGTTTTTGGGTGGGAACCAGCATATACATTCAAGCAAGCAATTCAATCAGAAATCAAGGAGAAATAAGTGACAGCAGTAGAATGGGCAGGCATAGCCGTAGCCGTAACAACAATAGTAACTGCCTATGTAGGATCAATTAGATGGCTTGTAAAGCACTATTTATCTGAACTGCATAAAAATGGTGGGAACTCGCTTAGAGATTCCGTTGATAGGCTAGAGACTCAAGTTGAGCAAATCATGGTAATTCTGATGACTCAGAATGTACGACCTAAAAGAAAATCACCACAGAAGGAGCAATAATGGCA